GTAAGCGTGATGAAAACCAACAAACCAACAAGGTTCACACCACAACTAACGTGTCGGGTGGTGTGACGACCACGACTACCGTTGCTGCTTCTTACGGCGCTACTGCTACCGTATTGGCTGCTAACCAAACGGTTGATGTTGCCGAAGCTGCTATTAACACCGTGCGTCGTGCTCGCACTAACCCCTCTACTCTTCCTACCGCAAAGGTAACTGGCCTTGCTACCCGTAAGGAGACTGGTGCTGTTGCTACCTTTGGCACCCGTGTTAATGGTTCTGGTTATACCTCTGGCACCTATACCAACGTTGCCCTTAGTGGTGGTTCTGGTTATGGCGCTACTGCTAACATCACCGTTACTTCTGGTGCTGTTACTGCTGCTACCCTTGTTAGGGGTGGTCAGTGGTACACCACGAGCGATACTCTGTCTTGTCAACTGATTGGTGCGGGCACCTTGTTTGCTCTGCCTGTTGCTACTATTACTCAGGGTTGATTGTCATGGCTCCTAAAAAGAAACCCCTTACGGTTGGTAAGGGAACCGGTTACACCCGGCCTGTAACCCCCGGACGTAACCCACGCCCAGTTAGTGCAAAGCCTAGTCAAGCCGGTCTAGTGCGCTCTGCTCAAAGAACCACCTCTAGTGGCATCACCCAGCGTCCCGATGGCCGTGCTCAAAGCGAAGGTCGTAGTGGCCGTCAAAGCATTTCTAGGGCTACCGTTACTTCCGCAAGCAATGGCAAACCCACTGGTACTGCTGCCTCTCGTGTAACAACGGGCCGGGGCGGTATGGGTAAACCCATGGGTCGTGGTATTGGTCCTGCTGCTGTTGCAATGGAAACCCTCAAGGCTCGTCCTACCGCTGACGGAACCCTTACCGCAGCAATAAAGCGTGGTGACTACAAACCCCGTCAAGGCCCCAATGTGCCTAAGCGTCTTACGCAAGGTGGCATGGACAAAGGCTCCTTCAATAAAGCCTTTAAAGATTCTCGTGTTGCTGGGAAGAAAGCCTTCACCTGGCGCGGGAAGAAGTACACCACCGAGATGAAATAGTCAAATGGCAAATTCAAATAGCAACAGACTATCTATAAGTTATCCCAGTGGCAGGATGGGTTCAGCAAAACCAAAACCCAAACCAAAGCCTAAGCCAAAACCTAAGCCTAAGCCTGCTGGAAATACTTTAAGCTATCCAAGTGGCAGGGTAACAGCGCAAGCAAAGCCTACCCGTCAAGGCCCAGCGGTCCCCACAAGACTCCAACAGGCACCTAAAGCCCCTAAACTGCCAGCACCAGTACGGACGACTGCTGCGCGTCCTTCTGCGGCACCTTCCCGTGCGCCTTCCCGGCCTGCTGCTTCTCGCCCATCAGCTCCTAAACCCCCTTCAGCTTCTTCCGCACCAAAGGTAGCAGCAACCAGTGGCATTGGTCCAGTTAAGAGTGGAGCAGAGTACGCAAGCAAGAAAGGTAGCATTTCGGAAAGCGTTCGCCAACTTCGTGAAATGAGAGCAGCATCTTCCCGGCGTCAAACTGGACAGGCTGCTCCAGCTTTGTCAAGTTCTAAAGATTATTCCTCTTCATTCAAAGATATGAAGGGTGGATCTTCTAGGTTTGCTGCTGAACTTAAAAAGAAAAAAAGAGGTTAAGTCATGCCTAAAGTTGGAAACATGAAATTCAGCTATACCCCTGCTGGGATGGCTGCTGCTAAAAAGGCTGCTGCTAAGAAGATGGCGAAGCCTGCTAAGAAACCCAAAAAGTAATTGACCACCAGAGGGGTCTACAAGCGTCATGCTGGCCCCTCTCCCCCCTCGTGGGTATCTTTCCTCCTTATGACATCTAAAGCCCCGTTTGAGGCCCGTCTAGCGGCCAGCTTCCCTTTATTTCTTTCTCTTGTATGGAAGTCGTTAGACCTACCACGACCAACAAGAGCACAACTAGCCATTGCTGAGTATCTCCAACACGGTCCCAAGCGTCTTCAAGTAGCAGCGTTTCGGGGACTAGGTAAGAGTTGGATTGCGGCTGCCTTTGTGTTATGGACATTGTGGAATGACATTGACAAAAAGATCCTTGTGGTGTCGGCAAGTAAACAACGTGCTGATGACTTCACATTATTTATCCAGAAGTGCATCCTAGAGTTTGATTGGCTTGCTCACCTACGACCACAAAGCGATGACCAACGGTGGAGTCGCATTAGCTTCGATGTGTCGGGGTGTCGCCCAGCACAGTCACCCTCCGTCAAGTCCGTAGGTATCACGGGACAGATCACAGGTAGCCGTGGTGACTTGATTATTTTTGATGACGTGGAGGTGCCTGCTAACTCAGCAACCGACATGCAACGAGAGAAGCTTCTTCAACTTGTGACGGAAGGTGAGTCAGTCCTAACCCCAAAGCCCGACAGTCGTATCCTCTTTCTTGGAACCCCTCAAACAACCTTCACCATCTATCGTACCCTCCGTGAGCGTAACTACATCCCAATGGTGTGGCCCGCTAGGTATCCAAAGAGCCTCATCGGATACGAGGATGTTCTTGCTCCACAACTTCAAGCAGACATTGAAACCAAGGGCCTAGATGCGTTGGCTTGGAAACCCACTGATGATCGCTTCTCAGAACTAAACCTTCTTGAGCGTGAACAATCAATGAGCAGAAGTAACTTCATGCTCCAGTTCATGCTGGATACCAGTCTCTCTGACGCCCTCAAGTTTCCCCTTAAGATTTCTGACTTTCATGTGTTGCCGCTCGATCTCCAGCGTGGCCCGTCCGACTTGGTGTGGTCTGCTAGTAAAGAGACTTTGTTGGATATGCCTGCTGTCGCTCTCCCTGGCGATAGATGGCACCGGCCTCAGGCTGTTTCGGAATTTGTCCCCTACGGGCAAACTATTGTGGCCGTCGATCCGTCGGGTAGAGGAAAGGATGAAACCGTAGCTGTGGTCTTATCACAGATCAATGGTTTTATTTTTATCCGTGACATCTTTGCTACCCAAGATGGATACTCAGACAAGACCCTTTGTGGGATACTACGCCTTGCTGGAAGGTACGGGGCAACCATGTGTCTCATTGAGTCCAACTTTGGAGACGGGGCTGTGATGGAACTCATGAAGAAACACGCCCAGGAGATGAAGGTTGGTATGAACTTTGAGGAGGTACGCGCTACCACCCGCAAGGAAGACCGAATCATCGACACCCTGGAACCCGTCCTCAACCAGCACCGCCTCATCATTGACCAACGACTCATTGATTGGGACTACCGCTCTAACCCAGAGATGGCCCCAGAGGAACGCCTTCCCCGAATGCTCATGTACCAACTGACACGCATGTGCCGTGAGAAGGGTGCCGTCAAGCACGATGACCGGGTGGACGCCCTAGCCCTGGGGGTCAAATACTTTCAAGACGTACTAGCCATCTCCGCAAAGGAACAAGACATTCAAGCCAACCGTCAAAGGTGGTCTAACATGGTGGAGGGGTTCCTTTCGGCTCCGACTTTGGCTACTGATCTCCTTGTCGCGGGAAGTACCTTTGACGAACCCATCACCCAAGAAGAAGGTGCCATTTTTACTTGGATGTAGAACACGCTAACCTCCTTGTCATACCAACGACTCTCAGCCAAAAACGGCAGAAGTCACTCACTTAAGCGGGAAAGAGAACCCGCAATCCCGTCAAAATTCACCCAGAAGGGACGGGTATGGAAAAGACGGAAGGGGGGAAACCCCCCTCTTTTTTATGACAAACAGAAACCCAGTGTTTACTAAGCGAGCGAAGCGAGCGTCCCACTAGCCCAAAAGAAAAAAAGACAAAGGAATACTGACAACTATTATTGATATAATGCGGAGCGTAGCGGAGCTTATATTGTTAATGATCTTCATTAATAATAACAATAACAGTTAATATTCTTCTTTATTGTTCCTTAAAGGTAGAATGTATCACGATAGGTTAGATCAGAGTACTGACCGACCTATCACGATACAGCTGTTATAGAAAGCAATATCAATAAGAACTATTACTAACTACTCTTCCTACATTACTATTACTACTAACTAGTTATGTCCCTAGACATCAACCAACCCTTCCCCAAAAACGTTAAGCTTATCTGGATCACTCCAGAAGCAGAACAACAGATTGAGTTCTGTGCAAGAGTCAGTAACCCTAAGGGACAAGATAAGATAGACACAACCGGAAAGTTGCTTCGCTATCTTGTTAAACATAAGCATTGGTCTCCATTTGAAATGGCTTCTGCTTGCGTAGAGATAACTACAACAAGGGACATCTCTGCTCAGATACTCCGACATAGAAGCTTCTCCTTTCAAGAGTTCAGCCAGCGGTATGCGGAAGTTTCAGCAGTTCCCGTTATCCCTGAACTACGGAGACAAGATCATACAAATAGACAAAACTCTATTGATGATCTGGACTACTTGAGACAAGATCTTTACTCTTCAAAAATTCAACACCTCTTTGATGAGTCGTATCGTCTTTATAACGAGTTGCTTGAAGAAGGTGTAGCCAAGGAGTGTGCCCGAAAGATCCTTCCCATGAATAGCCCTACCCGGCTTTATATGTCGGGAACCATCCGTAGCTGGATTCATTACCTCTCCGTAAGGAAGGGACCAGAGACACAACTGGAACATCGAATGATTGCTAATGAGATCTATCAAACCCTCAATAAAGAAATGCCTAACCTATGGGAAGTCCTTTGACGGAACAAAAACTATTCCTTAATGAGTTCAAGGTGCTTTATCGGGTACTAAAGAGAGGGATGCCGCCGTGGTTCTCCTTTCTGTTGCTTGGGTTCCTGGTGTGGGTTGAAGAACGATTCATCCAGCAGCGGGTGACTAGGACGGTAGATGCTGCCATTGCTGAGTATGAGAAGATTGACCCCCCTACGGTTGTCATCCCTCCGCCTGTGTATTCGGAAACCGGAAGTGACTTCTTTGATGAGATGAGGCTGACTGCCCCCTGGGTGGACCGGGAAGGGCCTTCTAAGCCGTCTTAGGTGTATGGACAGCCTTTGCGGGTTTAACCGGCCTTGCTGGGGCTTACAGAGGTCACCTTAAATTTTGAAATAAATTTATAAACCCCTTACGCCTGTGCGTGGCCGGCAGCCAACCCCCATAGGGGTACCCCTGGTACGAATTTACTAGTACCCACCCCTACCCTTGTCCAAACCGTGTCCAGCCACCCTTGTCCAGCCCCACAACCCAGGTCACCACTGGGTCGAGTTACTGCTGAAGACACAGGTACGCAAGCTCTGGACGTGGACATTGTGACGATATGTGACAGATCCAGGCAGGATGGGCAGGTTATGTGGTATCTATGCGCGTACACGCATACGCGCGTTTCTTTTTTTCATATCACCTGTGGCCTCTCAATCAAATGTTAAGAAATGTAGTTGGTTTCCCGGTCTGGGGCCTGACAGGTTCTAGGTTGCTTGCAACGGGGACAAACGACCCCGACACACAAACGGAGCACTCGATGCCTACCCTTCACACTGCCCTAACCAATCGCTTCACAGATGCCACCGAGATTCAAGATGTAGCCAACCATGGCTGCCAAGGTGGCGTTGGCGGCTTTATCTGGAATCACGAAGTCACTGAGTTCTTCGATCAGTATGAAGAGGAGATCTACGATTACCTCAACGACTGTGAAATGTCAATGAAGGATTTTATAAAGAATGATGGCGCAACTATTACTACTCTCAAGGTTGATATGGTATGGGCCACTGTTGAGCTATGGTGCCAAGCCCAGCATATGGCTAATGAAATGGTATTAGTTGCATCCTGATCGTTACAAATAGGGGAGAGATTAACGCCTCCCCTTTCTGTAGCTATTAGCTACCAATCCACTATCACAA